ATTTGATCGTCGTTGGCATCAAAATTACAAATATTAACGTTTGGTACCCCACCCCAAAAGTCGTTAGAGTTAACATTCGCCAAAAACGAATTATTACCTCTTGTATTGACTGTATACTTACCTATTTTTGTTTCAGCGTCCCCTCCACCACTCAAAGGTGAATCGGTTATCTCTTCTAATTCCAAGTCAGGAGCATCACAAGAACAAGCTTCACAGTCAGGATATGACATCATTGGTAAATTTATTCCTTTAAAATTAAACTTAGTTAACATTGGTGATACTTTAGCTGCGAATAGAATTGCTGCTGCTATAAAGACAACTGCGGCTAAACTATAAAGAACAATTAACCCAATTGCGGGATAGGCAACAATCGCCGCTGCAATGTATTGGTATCCTAAATATAACAAATATACAGGGAAAAATATTGCTATCACCCATTTTAATATCGGCCAAACAAGTGCCAATACGTGTAAAACAGGTATAAGAGCATATAAAATAGGACTAAAAATAGTCACAACTAAATTAAATAAGAAAAAGATAAAATCAAAATTTCTTACACCATCGTTAACAGGAAATCTATTTGTGGTTGTAGTACACGTTCTATCAGTAATTTCTTTTATTCCTAAATGTCTACTTCTATTATATCCCCATTTCCACCTATCAATAAAATTTGCAATAGTATAAACTTTATTAAAATGAAATTCATAAAATCTATCCTCACAATTTATTGCTTCTTGAATCATTTGTAAACCGATTGTTGTTCCCGTATCTCCATAGTCGTTCCAATCTAAACTAAACCCATATGAAAATAATTGGGCGTTTAAATCTGTTGGTTGACTTGTGTTACCTGCCGACCATCCCCACTCTTTAACATTAGGAACTAAATAATCTGCCCTTAATATGTTATTTTCTAATCCATTTTCATTTTGATATTGGATTCTAAATCTATATTTTGCCTTTGTTGGAATACCTACTGTTGGGTCATTTGAAAGTATTTGTTCCCCAAACTCGTTTGTTGTAACGTAATCCAAATTCATGGGTACCTCAGTTAACCATGTCCCTTCATCATCAATTATTTTACCACCTTCAGGTAAATTATATTGTTCTAATATCGGTCTACCATTGGAATCATAATCTATTGTTTGTCTTACTGCTAAAATTGTTCCTGATGATGAAACTAAATCACAAAGATTACCCGAATCTTTTTTAGGTTTACAATTAGTCTTTAAAAAGTCTTCTTCTGCGGTTGAGAATATTGATCCCATAAATATGGAGTGAGGTTTAACTTCAATACCAATATCTCTTAAATCAAAATCTACTCTTGTAATACCAACATCACATAACTCCTCTTCTCCCCAAAAAGATGTCACGTCAGCATCTATTTTTATGTTTACTATCTGTGGTAATGATGCTAAGTCTGTTGACGACTTGAATTGATCTCCGTTAAATTGTTCAGGTCCCGCCATACCCATTCTAATTAAATCGGCAGGTCGTAAAGAGAAACAACCAATATTAGATAAGTCTAAATCTAAAACTACAGTTTGTATTCCTAACGGAACACCAATAATCATAAAGTCACCACTTTCGTTTGTTTTAACGGTGAATTTATAATATTTATCATAAACCTCAAGTACTTCTTTTCTTGTTAATACGTCTTCTCTATCGGGAAATGTACCTGTCGGTGTATGTCCACCATATTCTTGTCTATATGGTAATAGATTATATCTATATCCATCATCATTTTTAATATCTAAAGTTTTATAGGGGTATAATGTTGATATTACAACATCGTCTTCGTCTTCAGGGTCTAGTGGTACAAACACCGAAACTGTTGCGTTTGGTACCCCATACCCACCATTCACTATCACTCTACCAGCGATAACTCCATAGTCAGCACAAAAACGTGTATACACATCGTCTTGTCTTAATTTTAATGATAATATTTCTAAAAAATCAAAATCTTGATTAACATTAATTCTTATGTTTTTATCAACACCAGGTTGAGTTCTTATTCTATAACTTTTTGTCATCAGTCTTTTAAAAATAAATAGTTATGTTCCTACTTTTTAAAAATAGGTGTTATAGAAATAAAATAAAGAATCTTATGAAAAGTCTACGGTTTTTAGACTCTTAACTCTCACTTTAATGTCCTTGTTATTGAATCTAACTTGGTACACTTGATCGGGTTCTGCAAATATTGTATCGTCAATTAAAGCAATTTCTCTTGTGGTTTTATCAATATATTTCTGAGAAGTTTCAGACGATGAATATTGTCCACCAACTTTATTATAAACTTTTAAATCTGATAGTGTTGATACCCCTGCAACATTTTGTATTAACCTTCTAACATCTGAAACGTTTACATTTTGTCCCAATTCTCTATTTCCAGGTTCCATGTAGTTGGAAACAGAATTAATGATTTCAGTAATTACTTGTCCTTGATTTCTATCTGATTCCATCACAACATAAATATCAAATTCAAGATCAATAACTTTAGCTACGTCTATAGAAATATAATCGTTAATCATTCTGTATTTTGATAGGTATGTCGCCAAATTAGATTTTAGATTATTAGATACGACTTGTGTTAATTTACCGTCAGTATCATAAGATAATATTTGGATTTTAATTTTATTGTTATTTTCAGTTATTGATACTTTTGCCGGTGCACCATATTTACCAGGCATCGTATCAATAATGGATTTGTAGTCATTTACCGTTACCGCTCTTTTTTGTGCGGCAAAGTTAAATGAAACCATATTTCTAACTTCTTCGGTTGTTGGTGGGTTAGACCCACCTATTGCTGCAGTTACATTCGTAATTGATAGTGATTGTAGAACATTAGTATTAACAATATCAGAAGGTCCAGTTATTGCAAAATCTATTGTACCCACTTGATTTATAACACTGACACCTACATTAGTCGCCAATCCACCACCAATTCTATATTGTACAAATATAGTTGTGCTTGGTTGTACTGTTAAACCTAATCCTATATTATTTTGATAATTTGCTAAATCTAATTTAATACCGTTTCTTGCAAAATCAGCAAGTTGTTGATTTGGGGTTGTCGTTCCTCCACCAAATTGTACTTTCATAAACCCTTCAGGTGTATACTCAGTAATGAATCTATTTTCTGTTTTAATGTACTTACCAACCTTTACTCCCGCTTTGTCCGTTGGTTTTGTGATGTCTTCAATAAATACGGTATCTTCGGCTAGTGCATCAACTTCATACCACCTATTCTGAGAACTTAAAAAATCCCCGTATGTTGGTATGTTAGGATAACTTGTCCCGTCTTTTTGTATAATTGATGTTACCCCTAAAACATTTCTTTCAGGTAAAAAGAAATTAAAAAACGGAACAACGTCAGCCGGATTAATAACTCTTTTAAAAACCTTTGTAGTCCCATTAACCACTACTTCTCTTTTTGTAATGACATAATTTATAATTTTATTATTAGCATCAAAAGTTGGTCTTTTTGTTCTGTTTACAAATCCTTCATTATTATATTGTGTTGAGAAGTCAATGTCGTAAACTGTTTCAAATGTTGTCCCCGCACCATTAAATTGTGATCCAGCACGTAAGATGCCTAAATATCTATAATCCTCACTATCACCAAGTGGTGGTACAGTAATAGAAACATCAACTACCGCAACTGAAGGTCGGTAACCCGGTATTTTTAAACCATAAGTTCTTGCTATATTGTATATAGAAGATCTCTGTTGAGCGTACTGTAAAACCGTTTCTTGTATACTTCTATCTATATGGAAATGTAAGTTATCGGCAACTGCAGCATTTAAATCCATTAACACTGAAAACACAGATGCGTCGTTAAAATTTTGTACTAACTCAGGATAATACTGTTTTGTATAATTTATTAAATCCTGTCTTAGACCCTGAAAGTCCCTATTAGTATAATTAATTTTTTGATTAGCCATATTTAAATGTTTATAATTACAAATTCTTTACTTCCAAAAGCTTTATTTTCGTCAGTATAGTCAATTTTTAGTTTTGCGGTGTATTCTGCAGTGTTTGCTCCGGGTATTTTATATATACTAGCCTGTCCCAAAAGTTCGTAATCCAATTGTCCAACAACCTCATCAGTTTCAGTGTAGGGTTCAATCGTTATACTATTAATTAAAAGATTAGGTATGTATTTTGCAACTTGTTCTTCAATGTCTGATTTAATGTTTTCAAATGTTTCACCATCTAATGGTTCAAATATGAATTCATAAATTCTAGTACCAAAATCAGGTAAATAATACCTACTACCTTTTCTTGTCAAAATTAAATGTAGAAGATTTGTTCTTATCTCTTCATCCGAATATTGAGTTAATAGTAAATAATCCCCGACATTACTCTGTCTAAAAGGAAACGATATACCGTATGTTCTGCCATCTGCCATATTTAATAAATATATTAAGAGTAATTTTTATTTAAATAAAAAAAATTAGTATATTTGTAATATGAAAACTTTATTTACTTTTTTATTCGTTTTATTTAGTGTGACAATCTTCTCTCAAGATA